GGGGTCATCATGTCCCTCCCGTTCCGGGCCATGGCATTATACAGACGTCTAACTCACAACTCCATTACTTCAGGAGCAAAAGTTAAGCGAACGGGAGCCCCTTCTGGGCGCCCCCCGACCATCGAAGGTCGGCGTAAGTTGCAAAAAGGACTTGTATCATCTCGGATCGATATAGTCCGTGTGCTTCCGGGGTCATCGCAAATTTTCTTGATGAACCTCGATTCATACCCACCAACGAGAAGGCATCTGTAATACCATTGTTTCTTTGGTACTTGATGCTTAATCGCCACCGGCTTAAGGAATTTAGCCGGTATACCTGCAAGAGGAGACCAGATCCAATTATCTAGCTCGACGTGTGGTTCGCCAAAGATTTTCATGTCTTTGGGTACTAGTGCGAGGAGGAGCCTATAAAGGCCTCCATAACATCTACCCGGAATGGGTGCACGTTCAGAGATCATCTGTATGAGGTTCAAAACCCTATACACATCCCTTACTGTCTTGAGAGGTTTAGAGAGGTACAAAGGACGCACATTTGTCCCGTGGAAATAATCACCACCGCAGCTTTCCCGGAAGTTACCCTCGGAGAAAGATTTTCGGGGATTCACTGTGAATCCCAACAGCTCTAGTCTCGCCACAACTTGGTTGTATGCGAAACTAGGTACGATGATGTCATCTCCATAAACTCTCCATCTGCATCCTTCGTGGCCGCTGGTCTTTAAAACTGACCGCACAACGGCTGCGAAAATAAGGGTTTGCAGAGAGAAAGTGATTGCATTCCCCATGGAACTGAATTTCTCCAGTTTCACGTACGTTTCCCCAATTTTTGTTCGGGGAGCACGCAAAGGAAGCAAAGCATCGAACCATGTCTTAGGAAGCAGACTATATACCAATCCCGAGGAGATGCGATCGCTCGCACTCTTGAGATCTATGGTACACGGTCTGGTAGGGCAATCACTAGGTATGGAACCCTTGAAAGCAAGGTCTCTGTTGAGATCCTGCCTACTTAGGTCCAAACCCCAGTGAAGTAGCTTTTTCCTGAGAACTCCATCATAACCTTGTTGGATAAACATGGCTAGAGAGGGCTCGATAGCAATAGGCCGCATTTTGTCAACGGCCTTCGGGACCATTGCTATAACGTTGTAGTCAACGTATTCGGTGACAGCTAAAGCTGTCTTAAGTTTCTGAGAATCCACGGAGGAATCGAAATAACCCAGCGACACAGTTTCACACATAAGTGTGTTCCTGTATAACCAAGCAACTTCAGTTTCCATGCCTTTATAGGCGGAGGGATCAAAGATCTTAAATGCGGCGTCACCCCTATCCTTTGTATGGGTTGTGGAAGCGCCGGGACCGAATTTCATGTACTGAGCAACTTCTGGAAGATCTGGAGCATCGTCACCCAAAAGGGAGGCGATTTCAGTTTTTACTTCCTTAAGTGCGTCAGCGAGTACCACATGCGGATGAGTAAGCGGATTCCGATAAATCTGGAACAGCTTCTCATTCATAGACTTGCATGCTTCCTCAGATGCATACCACTCAACCAGTGCATTATCATTGGCTTCCTTAGCAAAAACGGGAAGTTCCAACTTTTTCAAAAACGACGCAGCCTGATTTCTTGCGAAATATAGGGCTACATTGTCCTGAGCGCGAGCTGAGTCTGCGGCATCTTCATAAATTTTCACTGCCTTAGGCAGATCACGCAAGTCATCTATGACTACGGGATCCATTTCTATGGGCAGAAAGTTGACTAGTTCGCAAAGGAGGGAGACGTAAAACTTGTCCCCCACCTCCTTAGAGTCTAGACGGGTGTCAATTGGGGTACGGCAATGCGCCGTATTCCTCGAACTTTTGGAACGCTTCATGCTGGAATTTCTCCAGAGAGAGGTGATACATAGATCGGGGTAACACAATTGTCACAATCCCAACCAACCAAAGAACAATGACGATCAAGAGTAAAGCGACGCACAACCGTGCGAAGCAGTACTCAAAACGCGAGGTTTGAAAAGTAATTGTCAAGCTCAGCGTCGACCACAAGCTGCCCAAACACGTCCCTAGCCAACGAAAAATCGGTTGGAGAAGTGTCAGCGCGGCGCGAAACAGACAACTCAAAAATAATGGGTTGTACCGAGTCATCCGCGTATTCCTTGGACAGAGACAATTTGAGGATATTTCTCGCATTGCCTGGATAGGTCTTAGACCGTTTGGGGTAAACCCGACGAGCAGTCAATGTTGCCGGTAAGGCAAGCGTAGAGCCCGTCATCTGATACTTAACAGCATCTTGCTGTATAGAGTCAGGTGAGAACACGTAGTCCACTGCGTCAACAGTTACGGTGACGTTAGTTGCCATGGAGTAACTCCTTAGGGGGTGAAGGTCAACGCTTCCCGAACACTGCACGAAGCAGCGCGATGGCGTCAACAGCTTTTAAGACGTCCATGCCGCTTCCGAACCCAAAAGAGGGAAGGAAATCGGTATAGGGTTCACGTGTTTTCCACGTGCACGTCTCTGTAAAGTTATCAGCGTACGAGGAAGGATTAACGCTCCAAACTACCGGACCGTATTTTCCTGGAACAATCTTGATTTCCCTGTTGAGTACAAACTCGTGAAGGATTTCGAGCTGTTTTTCGTACATAGTCCAACCAATACGTTCGTCGGCCATGAGGAAGATTTGAAAGGATTTCAGCACATCCCCAAGGTTAATGAACCAATCCACAACAAAGGAGAAAGGAACAAGATCCCACGCAGTACCAATTGGATCGTAAGCGCCAAATTGCACGGCGCCCGTTTTTAGGTCCACGCTATAGTCGACGGTTTGCCCGACTCGACACTTGTACACAGCCTTTACTTTATCGGTTTTGTTAAACCAGAAGTAAGTAGAAGTCGCGTACTTGCCGATGTATATATCGGGTTCCAGGGTTTCCCCTGGTACAGTCCGTCTAGCGGAATACCTGAGTGGACGTTCTCCGGAACGAAGGGCCTCGATGTGGTTGACAACGTCTCCCACGAAAGGTCTCCATCCATAACGTCCTTCTAACCACATCTGGTTAGCAAGGTCGAGGACCTGCTTACGTGCTCCAGGCTGATCTTGATAAGCCTTACGAGAAATCTTCAAAAGCTTCCTCGCAGTGGTAATAGGATGGCGAAGCAGATTTGCTGCTTTCCTGATCATCGCTATTGTTTTTGGGCCTTCTGCAATACTGACAAGTGAATTGGCTATGCCTTCACTAAGTGCAGCGGAAACAGATGTGTGCGCTGCGTCTATTTCCCATTCGGCGGCTTGGGCTATACCAGAAAAATAAGTATTAGCCCTAGACGTAATGGAAGTCAACGAATATAGTACCGATGAAGGTGCTAGAGTTGGATTAGACACAGTGGAATTCGACCCAGTCGATGAACCTGCACTGTATTGTAAGTACACGTTGGAGTGAGGTTTTCCAGAACAACGGTAAACCAAAGAATCCATTTCATGATTCAGTAGTACACCGGCATCCCGTTTCCTCTTAAACTCTGTATCGACGACATCATCCATCGTTCTATTGAGCAATGGCAATGTATTAGACCACGGAGTAGCAGATGTGCGGGTTCGCGAGGAGATTGTCATAGGTATTAACCTGTGGTGGTCCCCTCAAGAAAGAATGAAGAAATGCAGCCGGGTCCCTATGGACCGCATCTTCATTTAGGGGAGACTTCGCCTTTTGGGTGAAG